TAAACTGTATCACCAAAATAACTCTTCATATCTTTCAGAGATATGATTTTATTCTTATAAGCAGACTTTAATGACTTCATTTCTTGCTCTGGAACTTGAGATAAATCTGTTGGGAATAAATTTAGAATTGACGTTCCAAATTTACTCTTTAAATCTTTAAGATTAATAACACCTGACTCAAGACCCTGGCGTAATACCTGAATATTATTAGCATTAAGATCCGAGATATCAGTCTTACCTTCGTCTTTCCAATCTTTAAATGTATTTCGGAAATATAGTTCTGCTTCTTCTTGTCCCTTTTTACTTCCAGAATTGAAATCATCCCACAATTGTTTAGCCGAACGTTTACCATATTTTCCTAGGTCATACTTAGTAATGGTGTCACTTAAATCCAGTCCCCATTTATTAGCAACATCTACTGCTGAACCATATTTATTAGATTGCAGACCTTTCAAGTATGACTGTTGAATTTTTTCAGCATCAGCTGCCATATTTGAAGCCGATTTATCAGTCTGTTCTTCTAATTTCTTTTGATCAGCATTAGCTTGAACAATTGCTTCATTGCGAGTAAGCCCCATTTGTTTGTAAAAGTTGACTGCATTTTTATGGAATTTAGTGAGATTTTTCTTAATGGTTCCATGTGCATCAGTTTGATTCTTAATGTACTTGGTATTCTGTTCCTTAGCTTCCTCAATCCATTGTTCACGAGAGACATAAGCACCAGTCATAACTGATTGATATGTCTTTTGACCCGTAGCATCAATACGGGTAGCAGCATCATTAATAGATTGTTTAGTTGCTAAATATTCAGTGCCTGAATCCTTATAATGCTTATACAATGCATCTTGGGAATTAGCATAAGATATATTGGACTTAGTCATTTCAGATTGATACTTAAATTGAGTAACTGAACTTTCTTGATGATATTGCTCATCAGTAATTAGATGTTCCTTGTGAGACTTTTTAAGGGATGCTAACTCTTTATCACGTTCTTTTTTAGCAGTGTCATAGGTCTCACTGTAAGCTTTCTTCTGGGATTTAACATCATCCCGATACATTTGACCAGTAATATTACCATGTTGTGTCTTGTAGGCATTAAGCAAGGCTTGTTGATCTTTTAATGAGATAGCAAAGGCAGATGTCTGTTCAGCAATGTAATTTTGTGCATCTTCAAATTGACTACGTTGGACAGATGTCATTTGAGACAAGTCACCATTAACATCTTTATAAATCTTATGAATAGTTGCTTTAGCTTGCTCCACTTTAGCAGTTGAGCCATTAGTAACCTTGTCCACGTGAGCAAGAACATTCTTAGTAAGACTATCGCCAATAGAACCAAGGTCTGAATTCAATGATTTGATAGATTTCTCACTATCATTTTTCATCTTGTCAAAACCCTTAGTAACCATACCGGCCATATTGTCATATTTATTAACAACATCAGACGATAGTTTAACAGATTGGTCCTTAGTTGAATTATCTAATTGAGCCATATCATTAGTTGCTGACTGACGGAGATTATTGAATGACTTCATCACTTTTTGAGTATTGGTATCTACATTCACGCCAAATTCATTAAGTGTTTTTTTGTATTCAGCAATCTTCTTTTGATGTTCGTTATTAGCTTTGATAGCCAAATATGAAACGGCACCTACAGCAGTGATACCTGCAACAACTCCAGCGATTGGAAGAAGCAATGAGCCTAATCCAACACCAGTAGCACCAAGTGACGGAATCAATGATCCTAAAGCACCTCTAAATAGTCCAGTTTTGGCTGTTGTCTCAACAGTACCCTCAGCTAACTCAGCAGTACCTTTAGCTACTGTTTTTGTACTAAGTCCCATCCTTTCGCTCATTATGAATGCCAATTTCTCGGCTTCACTCATACCTAGAGTTCCATTTTTAGCTGCCGACAAGAATTTAATAACATTGGGACCAGTCATTAATAAACTACCGATACCACTATTAACTTTGCCAAGAATGGAAAGCCCTGGGCCAACCGTCGCAATTAATGCTGCAGTTGTAATTATCTGTCTTTGTGTACCTGCATCTAACTTAGAAAAGTTATCAATCATCCCTGTTAAATCTTTGATAATCGGTGTAATGGTTGGTAATAGTTTTTGACCAAACTCAACTTCCAAAGCATGCAATGATGATACAAATTGCTGTTGAGTAAATTGAGATGTATCACGCATAGTCTTGTTATATTTGTTAACAGTTCCATTAGAATGTTCAATTTCGCTAGACAAGCTCTTATAACGATCAAGATTAGCATCCATCAAGGTCATACCGACCTTCATATTTTCTTGACCAATTGTGTCATACATGAACTTTTGCCGTTCTTTATCAGTCATACCTTGATAAGCTTTTTGCATCTGTCCAAGGATATTGAACATTGATTTCATCTTGCCATTAGAATCAAATACTTGAATATTGTATTTCTTAAGATCACCTGCAGCTTGACCTGTACCAGTACCCAAACGTGTCATCATAGCCGATAAACCAGTACCAACAGAGGATGCATCAATACCTGCAGACTTCAAACGACCAGAAACAGCCAAGAAGTCAGCAGTTGAAACGCCCATAGCGTGCATGGCAGCACCAGCGTTACCAGAAATTTGTTGTAAATCGCCAAGTGACATAGCGCTCTTATGGGTTGCTTCAGTCATCTGATTCATCAACGTGTTACCGTTTTTGATAACCTTGCCATTAGATCCAAGATTCATCCCAAATTGTTCCAACATAGAAGCTGTTAACTTGATAGAGGTACCAGTCTTATCACTATTAGCAGTCATGGTCTTTAATAGACTTGGCATCATCCCCATAGCTTGCTTAACGTTGTAACCATTAGAAACTAACTCAAACATTCCTTCGTTAATCTCTTTTGTTCCAACACCAAACTGCTTGGACCATCTGAGTGTTTCAGCTGATAATTGGGACATGATTGAATTAACTTGACTAGCAGAATAACCCTGGGCAACAACTTCCTTACGAACATCTTGTAATTGATATTGATAATCCATTGCCGCTTTAGTGGCCAATCCCATACCAGTAACAATAGGCAACGTGAATCGGGTACTCATTGAGTTACCAATATTAGTCATACCGTCGCCCATTGTCTTGATTCGTTTACCAGAGATATTAGCTTGATCAGCAACCTTAGCCAGTTGAGGTGTTAAATTTCCATATTGCTTGTACAACATTTGAGATGATGCAACCAACTTCTGTTGTTGTGCTTCAAGACTTTGATACTTTGCTTTAGCATTTCCAACCTGGTCAGAGTTCTCACCATATTTCTTAGTAAGTTCACCAATTTCTGTACGTTGTTTGACCATAGCATTTTTAATTGACTCGATTTGAGACTTATAACTATTTAGTTTGGCCACACTTGCTTGTGCCTTATTGCCTAGCTTTTCATGAGCCTCAGCAAGTGTTTTATATGCTGAAGATGTAATTTTTAATTTAGATTGGAGTTGATCATAAGATTTACCAGATTCATCGGCGGATTTCTTTTGAGTATCCATTCCCTTACTGACATCTTTAGTAGTCTTACCTAGTTTCTCAGCTGATTGAGTAGCCTTCTCAGCTGACTTACTAACAGCATCAAGGGATGTACTAAGTCCCTTACTTAAATTGACATTCTTATATGCCTCTTCCAAGCCCTTCGCATCTTTTAATGCCTGGTCTTTAAGAAGTTTGACATCAATAATTACTGAACCATCAGACTCGTTTGCCATATATTTTTATTCCTCCTTTCCTCAAAATTCTTAAAGATTTAGATACGACCTTCATCCCTCAATTGCTTTTTCTTGAGCATCTTATGATTCATATCAAGTGGAGATAAAATGGCAGCAAGCTCAGCCTTTGAAAGTTTTCCATCTTTAGAAGTGCTTTCTAGTGCATACATGAGCTTCATTTGATTAAGAAATTGTTTAGTATCGTCATTCATATCATCAGTAATCTTTACCTGACGGTATGACGTAACTTTTCTAAAAAATGTCTGATCATTCAATCCATCAAGTAAGGCATTGAATTTTTTCCAACTAAGCTCTTCGAAAACACTCTTGTCAGATAAATCGATGCCATATTGTTGTAAAAACGCTGAATAAATCAGGTTAAAATCCTGCTCATAATCAAAGGATTTCTTCTGATTACTCATCAAATCAGCACGTTGCTTATCTTTTGAGGTAAATATAAAAGAGCTGTAGATTTTATCCACAAGCTCTGATTTTTCGATAATATTTAAGTCTTTAGTTGATTCTTTAACAAAGGAATAAAGTGCTAGATTTAAGCGTTCTTGAATAGATAGATGGTTAGAATCATTGATATACTTGAAATATTCAATTACTAATGGGAAAGAGGTACTAATGTGATACGTCTGATTCTTGTACGTCAGGGTGTCCTTCGTCAGTAGATTCATCTGGCTTCATCTCTTTTAATCTCTTTTTGTAATTGTCATAGAAATCGCTGGCATTAGTCCTCTTCTGAATTTCATCATTGATCATAATAATGACCTGATTAAGAACGACTGAGGATTTGTCACACATTTCATACAATTTCTTACCCGAATTAGGTCCAAAGCAAACATCTAAATATTCATATTCTAATTTCATCAATGCCTTAGAACGGTTGGTATTATTCTTTTTCAATTTCTTAGCAAACTGATCAGACAATTCAATACTTGCCTTTTTATAGTCAACTTCAGTCTTTTCTTCATCAGTACTGAAATGTGCCTCTAAATTAGCTTGTTGTTGATTATATTCGGATATTTCAATATCTCTTTTATTGATGCCTTCGACTTCTTTTGCTGAAATCTTGTCATATGATTCAAGATATTTACCACGTGAAGTGTCTTCCAGTGACAATTCAAAATGCTCATTACCAATTTCAAAGTCAATCTTTGATTCAGGTAGCTCAATTTTAACCATCTAACTAATCCTCCTTTGCAATTCCGTCCACCGCCGCTCATTGAGTGAGTATGCCCTTTAATTACTATTCAGCACTGACTTTGCCACCATCAGTAGTTGGGTCTACTTTGACATTGCTTGGTTCTGCTGGTGTTACTTCAACAGTAAAACCAGGAACATCGACCTTTACTGATTCAAGACCTGTCACGGAATCTTTAAATGAAATTTGATAATCACCATCAGCAACTATCGTTCCGCCTGCTAAACCAGTAATTGCGGTAGAAAGAATACCTTTTTCACCTTCAATCACCTTGGTTCCATCTTTTTTATAAATTACTTCTGTATCATTTGTACGATCTGCCATACTAAATTACTTCCTTTAATTAATTTGCATTAACGTTAGCACCATTACCTGTTGCCTCAGATTTAACATCTGTTGGTGTTTCAGGTGCTTGACTAGCATCTGTCCCATCATCAGGCACAACCGGACTAACTGCAGAGCCAGCCTCTTCACGGGCTTCTGTAATAGTTGCAGGCTTTGAACCGTCATAATCAATATCACCATCAACTTGTTTCATATCAGGTGAATAGATTTGAACCTTGCCATCAGTTTGCGGTTGTTCAACATTGACGCCCAAAATAGATGCATTTTGGCATGGTGTTTGATGAAGGATATTATCCAATTGCTGTGCATCCTTAGCGTTAACAAGCTTGGGAGTTGAAAGATATTGGACTGAGAATTTGAAACTTCCATTATCATCAGCAGTACCGCCACCATCATCAATATCGGAATAACTGGCCATACCATATTCAGACTTGATCAATGTAAATGTTCCGTTCTCATTCTCTAGGAATTCATTACGTCTAAAGATTAGATTACGACCTGAACCAGTACGGTATTTACGGTTAGCAATCAAATCTTGTGTAGGATTCCCCTTTGAACGATCACCAGAAATATCATATGAAGGTGTCATACCTGTAATTGTCTTTTGTTCATTACCACCACCGTCATAATAGGCAGCAGTCTTTGTTTTGTCGGTGTATTTAGGAGTAATGGTTGTAATACCATCCCCTAAGAAAAACCACTTTAATCCCTCTTTAAGAGGTAATCATACCCAATGTTCATCATGAAAGTTTTCAGAAATTTTACCTTTATAATCCACATTTGAAGTAGGATCTAATGTTTTGTCATCAGCCATAATTGGCCTCCTTAATTATTTATAATTGCTGTAACTTCGATTGATATTTCATAGATACAAAAAATGCCATCACCAGGAACATCCTTCCCGTTGACGACATCTAAATTATCTGTAACATTAGCCACAAAACTTGGTGGCTGTTTCATTGTTGCTTTAACAAATTCAAAACTACCATTGCTTGATTTCAATCGATATGGTCTGGTCCTTTGCATAAAATCAGCAATCTCATTTAATACATTAGTAGCCTGTAACCATGATGGACATTTGATTTGTATATCAAAAGCAAATGTTCTTTTTTGTCGTCCATCAAGATAATTAGTATATTTTTGCAATGGCCGCATGATATAAACAATTGACGTCCCATGTGTTGACGGCTCACCAATAGCTAATTCTGCTGGCAGATTTAAATTGTCATTGATGTGATTAGCAATACATTGTTCAAGATCCAATATTTGTACCATGTAAGATAGCCTCCTTAGCAAATGAAGTAACTTTCTCAATTGAATCCTGCTTAACGGGTTCAATCCACCTTGGACCAGCATTGGGATGATGAGTAGTTGTGTAATGTAGTGGGTTCCCTTTGCTACTAAAGCCATTGTATTGATAATGTGCATACTTCTCGTTGTAAATGATATGAGCACCTGCATCATCATGATTAACTTTGACGTGGCCAGCCATATTACCACTGAGAAATGGCACATACTTATCAGACAGCTCACGTACTTTATAAGCAGTTGCTAGCTCAATACCTTCTGGATTGGCCATACGTTGTGCCCAAAAGCCAAGATTAACTTCATTACTCAAGAGTTACCTCCCAGTGATGGACATGCTCTGTGTCTAAAGCATATAACGGTGAATTACCCATCACTTTACGATTGACACCATTCCATAAAACACGATCACCTTCTTTAATTAAGTAATCGTCTTCATTAATAGAATTATGATAATCAATAAAGACTAGATATGATCCCTTGTTTTGGGCACCAGTACCTGCTTGGGATGCCATATCTTTTGGCTGAACTCTCACATGTTCAAATACATGTTGTTTTGCCTTATGTGAATGCAATGAACTTGCTTGTGATTCTTGTGCTTCAGTAACAGTAATATCATGAATCAATAGACTTAATGGAATTGGCCATTGTTTTACCATTGGCCAGTACCTCGATATAGAAGTCCTGTCGGTCTTAGATATTGCAATGCTTTTTCAGATCTTACTGATTTCATCCCTGTATTGTTCTGTTTCATACCAGACATTTGAAAATTGCCAATCTCAACACCTGTGGGAGCACTTTGACCAGTTAATTCAGTATTTCCACCAAGCTCATAAATATGCTCTAGCTGAGCACACAAGGCTTTCTTTACATCAACAACATCTTGTTTAAATGGAAGATCATCAGCATAGTGATAATTAAAATAATAATTGCAAAATTCATTAATTAAATCAGCCACTTGCTTAATATTTTTCTCAACGAATTCATCTGGCAATTTGATACCACCGTATTCTTCTGTATAAAATTTATCATCAACTAACTGATATAATTCCACAATTATCATCCCCTATCTATTATTTAGATCCAGAACCCGTACCTGCATCTGTTGTAGCTTTGGGCGTCCCATCATCTGCGGACTTCTTACCACGTTTAGTATTTGATTCAATTACAGTACCGGTACCAGTAAATTTATCAGGATTAATTGCTAATAGCTTGGTATCGTCATAAATAGCAATACCATAATGAACATCAGCATTAAACTTAGTCAGCTTATTATCAATATCTCTGGCTGATTCAGCTAAAATATTTCGTTTCATGTATGTACGCATTGCACCTGGTTTAACAGCTAGCCCTGCACCAACATCCATCTTCTTAGTACGAACAATTTGCCAACCCAATAACTCACCAAAAGTACCATTAATAAGGATGCTGTCACCTAACTCAGTAGCACGGGTCCAATCAAGACCGGCAGCCTTGCGTAGTTTATTAACGTCTTTAGGATTAAGGAACAATACACCTGTTACAGATGATGAATCTTCAGTAGCTCGTTCATCAGTATCATCATTAAATGCATCTTCAATAGAATCAATAAGATCAATCTTAGTAACATCTGTAGATAATGATAATCTTGCTTTCATAGCAGTTGCTACTGTGTCATTATCAATTTTAGATGCAATTGACATGGTTACTTGTCTTTGACCTTCTTGTGCAGGATTACCATACCCGGACATCATAGCTTCATCAGTGAACTTGACACCAATACCAGCTTTTTTAATAGTGAACTTATCAGTATCAGTTGTTAATTGACTGTAATCAATCGACTCCCCTTCACTGAAATCCTTAGCATCTCCAATATACTTAAATCTAGGAACTGTCACCGTATTACCTGGTTGTCCCTCTAATTTAGTATCAATTGGAGCAATTGCGGTAAATCTAATTGCTTTTGGTAATTCAGCAGAAATCATGTCAGCCATAACTTCAGGATTTACCATATTCGACATTGCTGTGGTATTTGGATCTGTCATAATAAAACCTCCTATTTAGTAAATTTTTTATATGTTTCTGGTTGTTCTGAGAAAACTTTTAAGCGATCTCCATAATCCATCTTGTCAAACTCAGCTTTGGTTAAACTAGAATTGTTATTTGATGTATTGCTATTAACAATTGCTGCACCATCTGGACCAGTTTTAACATCCCCAGCAAATTGAGGATTAGACTTTAATACATCTTTAATAGCCTTATCAAAGTCTTTAGCTGAACCATTAGCAACCTTAGCTTGTGCAAGAATTGTGGCATCTTCCATGTGATCAGATGTAACACCTGCTTTGAGTACTGCGTTAGATGCTTCAAGGGATGCCACCTTACTTGTTAGGTCAGCATTATTATTATTTGCAGTCTTCAAATCATCTTGGGCATTCTTCAAGTCGGTTTGATTAGCCTTCTTAGTATCATTTTGAGCTGCAATAATATTCTTTAATTCATCTACAGAACCAACACCCATAGATTTAATGAAATCATCAATACCTGCTGCTTTGGCAGCCTTAATATCTTCTTCACTAGTACCAGCTCCATTCGGTTCTGTTGATACTGGGTCTGTATTTGGATCCGTTGGTTCTGCTGCTGGATCATTTGCCATATTTAATTGCCCCTTTCAAAATTTAGGTATAAAAAATAAGCCTTTTATAGACTTGCTAAGGTCATTAAACGATTGGACGTTCTCGATATGGCTCACGACTCAATCCGTTCTTATTAGTAAACTCTCTCAAGCGCTTGCTACGTCGGTTAACTAACCATTTACAATGACTAATCTCATCATCATCTTTCATAGCTTGTGCAGCCTTTAATCGACGTTTACCTTGTCTCAATACGTTTTCATATCTACGTTGTTGCTGAACTAATTTATATTTTTGATTATCTTCATTCATATTTGATTCTTCATCCTCAAAAGCATCCTCAGTCTCAGGGATGTATGGCATTGAGTGATGTCTGCAGTTAATTCCACATAATCCACCACCAAAGCCATAGTTTGTTGCCGTATAAAGATTAGGATATTTATCTGTTCCACCTTTAAAACTGTAAATCTTATCCTGGTACTGCAAATGTGTTGGTCGACAATCGGCATGACTAGATATTTTAACTAAATTGCCACCAAATTCTTGAAATCTAGTAGCTTCAACATCGTTATATAAATCATTAATAGAATTACTAACTACAAGCCTTGTATAAACGTCAGGTGACCAGTGTTTACCAGCTGAATCAATCAATGCTGGTATTCCTTGGTCAGCCCATTTATACGAGGCTTTTGTTATAGCTTGTTGTGTAGTCATACCTCCACGATTGTACTGAGTAATTGAATCAGTAATGATTCCTTTAAACGTTTTATAAGCGTTCTCAGTCATATTATTTTTGGCCATTCCAAGATATCTAATATCATCCCTTTTATGGCCATCAATTACTCTTTTAACCTTTGTTGACTTACTCAACGCTGGTGCTGGATTCAATAGCTTATTTTTAACCTGGTCAGCTAACCAAGCTTCTTCAACATCCATATTCAAATTAGATTGGTCATCCATCTGATCTTGTAGTTTCTTAATTGCCTGGTTAAAAGCAAATGCTATCGGTGGGGATGTCTTATTCTTTAGTATTTCCTTGTATTCAAGTAATTCATTTAGCCATTCTTGTGTTGAATTGGAATCTTCAAGACTATTCTTATCGATTGCATTGGACAAAACCTTAACAATAATCTGCCATACTTGGTCTTCAACAATCTTTACTTTCTCAGTCTCTGATGCAGCAAGTATCTCAAGTTCCCAAGCATCAAGCTTCATGATTATCCTCGTTATAATCTTCTCTGTGATTATCCATCAAATCATCAATATTGCCTTGAGACTCCTCTTTTGTAAGGCTGTCCAAATATACTTGTGCTTGATCATCAGCTAAGCCAAATGCTTGTTTAATGGCTTCCTTACGTGGCATTAATGGCTTATTGCCAGTAATCAACTCATAGTAATTAGCGTTCTCAGTCCGGTCCTTAGCAATTGAATCATCAAAGTTAACTGATACATCAATATCAGTTGTTCCGGAGTAAATACCTGCAGCTTTTCCCAGCTCAAGAATCGTCTGGCACATCTTCTTAAAAGCATCTTCAAGAATTGTTTCATGACTATTCTTAGATTGATAGGTATCAGAATTACGACTGATAACACCTGTAGCTGTTTCAAGTCCTTGAGTATTGCTATAACTGAATGAGCCAGCACTAAAACCTGTTTGAGCAGCAAGAATATCCAACAATGAATTAATTGTTGTAACTATTTCCTCTGTTCTCAAGGGCAAAGTAATATCTTTCGGAGTTGGTGGAGATTCAACCCCTGATGTACTGCTGAAATGAAATGATTGATATACCTGTTCATCATAATTCATATGAAATTCAGGGATGCCAGTCACAGGGTTCATCCCTCGTTCCATTAATTCATCCGGAACAATGATCCGACGTCTGCCCATTTCCATTTCTTGATTCAACATATCAAATGCTTGATCAAGCT